GTGTTTGCTCGTGCTATTATTCGAGTCGACCAATGACTCCATACGAGTTCAAGAAGCGTGACAACAATCGAAACATCATCAACATGGCGGTCATTGACCGAACAACATACATCGAAAAGACACTGGAGATAATCAAGAACAAAGAGATTGTATTGCCGTTCAAAGACCGTGAACTGGAATGGGTCATTCACGAATGGTGTGCCATCAATTCATCCGTCGAGGATGACATGAAGTCTGGGAGGCAACGCCGTTCCCAATCCCTGACGAAGTATGGTCGAGATGGTGACGACCACGCATTCCACAGCCTGCTCTATGCGCTTATCGCCGTCGATATGATGGATGAGGGCGGCGGGCTTCCAACGATGAGAACCTTCGGTGCTTGAATTAAGGAACAATAGCATTGAGATTCCGAAGGTGTTATAAGGGGCAACCTGCTGGACTAAATCATGGGCGAATACCTTTACACAGACCGACACGGAACAGCAATACACACAGGCGACACAGTTAAGTCGTTTCACAGCCAATTCAGCGACAACGCATTCATCATTGGAAAAATGGTGGGTCGTGGACCCGTTGACGATTGTCCATGTGGTGCAGACCACTTGACTATCGAAGTTATCACTGATGTTCAACGCTGGACTGATTCAGATGGAGATGTCCAATGGCATCGCTCAAACCGAGCCGCTGGAACAATGGTTTATCCTGCGTGTGTTGAAATCACTCACGGTGGCGCTGTCATCGAATTGCACACCTTCGCTTGAGAACTATCGGGCGCATCCGTGAAAAACCGCACTGGTGAATTGCTCACCATGAGCGTAGCGGATGATGTGGATTTAGTCGCCCTGACCGAGAAGGCGGAACTGCTGGCGGAGGCTACTGGTCGTGACAAATCAGATGTTTTGGCAGACCTGCTGGATGATGGTGAACTGAACTTCTCATCTGGTGCAGATGCCGTTATTGAAAAAGGAATCCTCGACAAAGCCAATGAACAAGCGGAGAAGGCCAAAACCCTCCTGATAACCTTGATGCCCGTCATAGCCATTCTCTTGGGCGGAGGGGGTGCTGAAATGCTTGGAATCACCGACTTCACGGGTATGAACGGTGACGACGACGACGAATACTACTACGAACCTCCATACGAGCCAATCTGGGGCTGTATGGCGGTGGATGCTGACAATTATGACCCATACGCCACCGACGACGATGGCTCGTGCGTATGGCCTATCTATGGGTGCATGAATCCAGCGGCTTCAAATTATGATGAGTCAGCAACCGTCGAGGATGGTTCATGTGAGCCTGAACACGAGGACATCAAAGGATGCACCGATTCTAATGCTGATAACTACGACCCAGAGGCCGAAGAGGATGATGGGTCGTGTGAGTATGCCCCAAGCGTCGAGGATTGCACCGTTGGCATCCATAACCACTATCGAGGCCACGAGGCCAATGACGCAGAGCAGGATGCCATAATGGTATCATTCCGTGTCGTTCCAGATGATTGCGACGACTTCGACATCGACTTATCCATCGAACTGTTCCAGAATGGACATGCGCCGAACTACACCCACCAAACGAATGTGATGGGAGGAATCGAATCCGATGTGAGCCATGTCTTTGATGAGATTCCCGTTGGGAACTGGATTCCAAAAGTCAAGGCTGGAGTTCAAGGAGAGCCGAAGGAGAATGTGAACTTCTGGGCGATTGACATTGAAGAACAAGAGCCAGCCTGCGAAGAAAATCCATTTTTCTATGCGAGTGAAATCGTTTGGAATGTTGAGAATAACACGACTGAAATGAAAGTCAGATTGGATGCAGATTTAGTGTGCTCGGAGGAAACCGAATATATCGAAGTCGATATTATCATCAAGAACTCGACGAACCAAACCGCATTCGCCCAGACATTTGGATTCAACATAACTGGAACTGAACTGGATTGGCGAAGTATCACTTGGTCTGGTGCAGCAGCAAACGAAACCTATTCTATCCATCTCGATATTTGGTGGGAATCAGATGCAGGCTGGCGAAGAACTGACGATGTGATTCATTCCGATGAATCCACACCCTGAAGAAAACGGTCTTAAACCGCAACGACACACGGATTGTCATGGAACTTGAAACCATCATGCTGATTATTGCCGCTGTCGCTATCCCGACAATTCTCTGGTTGAAAGAGCGATATACTCGCTTGATGGCTGATGGAAAAATCACTCTCGACGAAGTTATCGACGAAGTGAAAGCACTCGGAGAGAAGGCCGAAGAAGTCAAAGAGCAGGTTGAAGAGATTCTCGAAGAGGAATGATTCACATGGCTAAACCAAACCGTAGTGGGAGTTCTGTCAATGACAGAATGATGTTGCTGGTTGGAGTTCCAGTCGTGCTCTGTTGGATGGCTTTCGCATGTTTGGTTATCTGGTCTGGACTCCAAGATGACAAAGTGATGAACAACATCGACGGATATACGACTCTCATCGCAATCATCGGAGGACCCGCACTTTTGATATTGACTTCGATACTCGAACTTTGGAAATCCGAACAGAATCAGGAAATCACTTCGATGCCTGAAATGTGGACAGCCCGACAAAGAGAATCTGAAACCGAAGCACTCCATCTGCGAGAGATGAATGACCGCCAAGCGGCTCACATTCGTGAACTGGAGGCCGAAGCCCAGAAGGTTTCACTCGGACTCATAAGTGGCGAAACCAGCGAAGAGTGATTATCATGGCAACCCAACCAGATTGGAAAAACGACCCGACATTTCAATGGACTCAAGCAATCCACCGTGACTTGAGCAACCTGCGAGATAATCACTTGGCTCATATTCAAGAGGACTTGACAAACCTCAAGCACGATGTTGATATGATGAAGAAAGACATTGGAGAATTGAAAGGACTCAAGGATGAGGCCATCGCAGTTCTTCGACGGTATTCAGGCCGTATATTCTTGGGAATCATTACTGCCATTGGTGCTGCTGTTGGCGCACCTATGGCGGTTGAGATGATATGAGCGACCATCCTAAACGATTGCCAGCCTGTCCGAATGGCTATCACTTTTGTTTAGGGAAACCATCAATCAGACTATCCAGAATGTGCATCAAGTGTGTCGTGTATCAAGCCCAACAATGGGGGAGGCCATACTAATGCCTCTCCGACATGCGCTATGCGAGGCCTGTGGGCGCACCAAATGGACACGCTCTCCCAGACCTAAGTGCAACGCCGTTCAATGCCCTCGACGCTACGGGAATATGCGTATCGTCGAATCTGACGATAGGCCAGATTGGGGATGAACTCACTCCGAAGTCATTCGGTCAAGCCAAAAATTGCTGACGAAGGAACAAAGTCCAAAGTCGGTTGCTTTGACTTCATCGACAGTCATGTTTGCTTCGTGGTCGTTGCTCGACCAGACATAGACTTTCTTTTTGCATCCAACGCAGCATCCAGTGTGGGCGCTGGCGAGGTGAACTCTGTTTTGGCCTGTTCCCCAGTTTGCGAGGTGGTTCGGTGTTCGGTTGTCCATGATGTGAACCAGCACTCGGTCATACATAAAGGTATCTCAATATCAATACTCGGTATCTCAATAGGAATGTTCTTATAGTGGTGGTTGTTCCCATAGATTGTTCGGCCAACACCGACAACCTCCCACCATCGAGTGGGAGTCAATCCCCAAGTCTGAAGTTCGGGCGAGGGGGAGTGTTGGAACTCGCATAGCGGTGGCACTTAGCGGTGTCAAGCCTTGTTAGTAGCCATGACCCTCGTGCATGAGGGGCGAGCATGGCGAACATCAGGGAGGTCGCCCCACACTCTTGGAGGTGGGAACGGCCCCGCCATGCGAGAGTCCTATTCAACCCCCAATGCAATTAAACCCCAGCAACCCACCGCCTAAGTATGGCCGAGCGTAAGCGCACCCTCGCTGACAAACTGCTTGGTCGCAACCGTGACGCTGACCCAGCGGATTTGGCGAAGTTATCGAACATGGTGAATGACGCTCATAAATCCGAATGGGAGAACATGGATTGGGATTATAAGAGCCTCGCATCCATGAGCAAAATCGGACAAGCCACCGCCAAAGGTCGAGGGAAACAATCATCTGGAACTGAAACAAAAGTGTCGTATCAATTGCTTCGTGACATCAGTTTGAAATCCGAAGTCGTGAACGCAATTCTTCGACGAACTGTCGACGACACTCTGGGGAATGGGTATCATTTCAAATTGCCAGATGGAAAGGAAACTGGCGACACGGGTCAATTGGAAAAAGTTCGACAATGGTTCAAGAATCCGAATCCTGACGAC